CGCTTCCACATCCCCGCTCACGTAGCTGCGCACCTCTTTCCAGGTCGCTCCGTTCTTGTCGCGCCCCAGAGACTGCCCCACGAGCAGCACGATATAATCGATAGCCATCACCTCTCCTTACTGGTAGCCGGTGTTGATGCGCTTCAGCTCATCGAGCTGCTGCTGCTCGATCTGTGTTTGCTTCTTGGTTTCATCCACGAGTGTGCGAGCCGTGCCAGATGCACCAAAGGCCTGCTCGAATCCCTGTCCACCAAACTGCCCGAAAGCCGAGCCAGCACTGAGTGCTCCCGCTCCTGCAGTCGCTGCGGCTGGGGTGCTTGGCGTGAAAGCGTTCTGCACACTGGTCAAGGCACTCTGCACCTTCTCGGCCAGCGACCCTACTGTGCTCTCTTGGATCTCGCCTGTCTCTCTTGTTCGATCTCGGAATGTCTCGGTCAACGCCATCTCTAGCGTCTCGATCTGCTTGGCTGATTCACGAGCCCTTTTCTGGCGGTCAGCTTCAAACTCATCCCATCGCTTGGTGGAGTTCTCAGCGGACTCGTTGTATGCGTTCTGCCAGTATGCCGCTGCCTGCTTCGCTGCTTGTTGGCCAGTTGCTGGGTCGATGGGAGAGATGGTCAGCTTCTCGCTGATCATCCCCGCTACAGAGTTGTATCCTTCCAGTATGGTGTTCAACCCGCTCACCACAGAGTTGACCACAGTGGCAAAGGTACTGGCCATAGCTTCTGCGATAGTCGCCCAGATGCGGAAGATACCCGCCCCTGCTTCCTGGACAGCCTTGACAATGAAGTCCCAGCCAGTCGCCAGCGCGTTGCGGGTATACTCCCACCCCTGGAGAAGGGCCAGCCAAGTCGCCGTCATCCATGTCTGGATGGTCTGGCCTGCGATCTTGAAATTGCCGACCGTCTCTGCGATCCCCAGGTTGACCACGCCGAACGCTTCGGCCAGCGCAAGCACAGCCACGACTGCCAAGCCGATAGGCGTAGTCAGGAAGGCAAACACCTTGACGGCTCCGCCAATGATGATGAGCGCCGCACCAAGGGCAGTGAGCGCAGCTCCCAGCTTTGCAATGCCGATCACCAGCTTCTGATTCTCCTTGACCCAGGCAATGGACTCGGTGAACACGTCTTTGAGCCAGTTCATAAACTCGGTCAGTGGTCCGCTGATAGCTTCGCCGATGGCAAGCTGCAGTCCCTCAAAGGCGCTCATCATCATTCGGAATGCACCACCGATCCCGCTGTCCATGGTCTTGGCCATCGATGCTGCAGAACCCTCGAAGGCATTGATCTCCCCACGCATCCTGTCGATCTCATCACCCATGTCTGCGAGATTGAGAGCCGCCTTTGCGCCACGAGCACCAAAGACCTCATTGAAGATAGCCAGTCGTTCTGGGCCTGGAAGGTTCCTGGTTGCATTGCCCATGTTGCGCATGATGTCCAGGAGAGGAAGGAACTCGCCAGTGGCGTCTCTGACCTTGACCCCAAGATCTTCGATCCTTGTCCGCTTGCCTGCATCTGCCAACGAACGGAACACTGCCGATAGGCTTGTGCCTGCCATCGATCCTTTGATGCCCACGTTACCGAGCAGACCGATTGCAGTCGCCGTCTCCTGGATGCTCTGTCCTGCGACACGCGCCACGGGTGCAACGTACTTCATGGAGTTGCCCATCAGCTCCACACTCGTGTTGGCGCTCGTCGCTGTCTTGGCGATTACGTCAGCCACGATGCCCAGCTCATCAGCAGTGAACTTGAAGGCGCTGCCTACATCTGTCACGATGTCCGATGCACGACCAAGGTCGAGCATCCCAGCACGAGCAAGATTCAAGACGTCAGGAATACCGCTCATGATCTGCTGAGCATCGAAGCCAGCCATGGCCATGAAATCCATGCCCTGGGCCACTTCCTTTGCGGTGAAGCTCGTATTTGCCCCCAGCTCCTTGGCTTTCTCTGAGAGCATGTCGAACTCTTTGCCCACAGCTCCAGACTTCGCCTTGACGGCGAGCATCTGATCCTCGAAGTTGGCGAAGGTTCGCGCACTGAGGAGCATAGGACCGGTGATCAGCGCCCCGGCTTTGACGAAGGATGTTCCGAGCGCAGTCGCCTGGGCAGCGATTGCCTGCATGCGAGCCTGGATCCCAGAGAGTGCCGCATGAACTCCACCGGTCTTTGCACCGACGACCACGTAAGCGTCACCCGCTTTGACTCCGCCGCCCCCGCCGCCCCCGCCGCTCATGGTCGCATCTCTTGCTGGCATTACTCTTCTCCTTCCTCAGCGCCGCCTTGAAGTCAGCAAGGGTCGCGCCTTTCTTCTTGATCCCCTTCTTGCGCTCCCGGCCATACGGATGGAAGTCAAGGGGGCTCTTCTTCCTCTTAGAGGCGACATTGTGGATCATCGCCAGAATCGACGCAGTATGATCCCACTCTGCAGCCGTCTTGGCCTTCATCATCCAGAACATCTGTCTGGGGGTCAGGCCTCCGAGAGGGTCGACTCCTGCGGCTGCGGCAAGCTCGAAGAGGTCTTGGATTCTCCAGGGTCGAAAGGGCCACCGTCTCCCAGACCTCCCTTCGCTTCTGGGAAGGACTCCTTGACCTCGTCCATCAGGCTCTCAAAGGCTTGGCGAAGATGTGGCAGCTCGATGGACTCCAGGAAGTCCTCCTCGCTTATGCCACACTCTTTGATCTGTTTGGCACACAGAATCGGCAGGCACTTCAAGAGCTGGGAGAGTTGGATCTTCATGCCGACCAGATCTTGTAAGCTGACCCCTAGCTCCTCGGTCACCTTGATCAGATTGGCAACACTCAGGCGCAATACCCACTCGCGCCCTTCTGCATCGGTGAACTTTCTCATGGCTTCCTCCTGTCAACAGAATCCGGCGTGAGGGCAGGAACACCCTGCCCCCATGCCGATACTCTCACATCTTTCGGATGGTCTTAGGACACATCCTTCGGCACAACCACGCCGCCACTGGACACGACCCAGGTCGGTGTCCCGTTGCCCACGAAGGTCGTGCTGTTGCTGACCACGTCCTCCAGCGGCTCTGCTCGCTCGAAGCTGGTGACGAACACATCGCCGCGAAGGCCCTCGTGACCGTCTTCGGTGATGTCACCATCCAGGGCAAGCACTTCGATGACGGTGTTGTCAAAGAAGGACTCGCGCACCTTCTGCCATGCGGTGTTCGCGGTATCGTAGATCATCTCGAAGTCCGCGCCCCACTCAGCAAGACCGGCCAGACGCGAACGCCAGCCATTGGTGGTCCTGGAGGTGTCATCCACATCGTTGCGCGTGAGATTCAGGGTCACGTCACGAACGGTGTCGATCTCCAGCCAACTCGGGGAACCGCTTGTCCCGTTGTTGTAGTACAGTACACAATCATAGCCGATGATACTCATGCTTTCTCCTTACGTTACTCTGACAAGAACTCGACAAGAAACCAAAAAGCCTGGGAACCCCTGTGGATCGCTCAGACGGCGTGGAGGCTCGGCCAAACAATAGCAGAACTCCATGCCGGTAATTGTCAAATCAGCGCGGTCTAGCAGCAGCCACAAATCGTCTGCCAGTTCCCGCAACACTTTCTCGCTATCTCCCTTGTCTCCCCACAGCTTCACATCGATGGTGACTTCACCTCCTCGATGTGTGCGGTCACGGGCTGTACCCAGAGAGCCGCCGATCTGAGTGATCACCACCATGGGAGAGTCGCTGTCTTCTGGAGCTGGCTCCGCAGTGAAGACTGCCGGTGCATCCCCTGCTCCGAAGTCGTAGCTTCCAAGCTGGTTGGTGAACACGCTGTCGCCGATGATCTCAGTGTAGATGGCACTCACGATGCTCATATGAGACTCCTGAAGAACTGCGGGATAGCCGCTATTGCTTTCTGGAGTGCAGGGCGCATGAATGGTCTCGCTGCCATTCGCTTGGTCCCGTACTCCAGGTATTTGCCATAGAACACAGTCGGTCCTATGATGGCGCTGAGCAGCCCGACCATCTCATGTCGGATGCTGGTCTTCAACCCCGTTGTCTGTGCATACGGTGGCTGTCCTTCCGGTGAAGCCCTCACCCAGTCGTTCTTGGGTGGTCCGTAGTAGTACTGCTGCGCTTTGATCTGCGGACCCGATGCACTTCCACCTCCTCTACTGCAGAGCTGGATCGCAATGCCTTCGACGAAGATAGCTGCCTGCTTGACACGACTACTCGCTGCCAAGTCTACCTTGGGAGCGAAAGACGGATCCAGTCTGGCTCGCATCTTCATGGTGATCATTTCCCGTGCTTCTCCTTGTACGCCTCTATCAGCAGCTCATAGAACCACGGATCCACGAGGACGTAGCCGGTGACCTTCTGCTCGTAGATCGAATCTTTCTTGTGGATGACCCCGAGCCGAATCTTCTCGTTGGTGGCGATCATAGGCGCACCCTTTGCGGCCTCAGGGATCGGCACCGGACTGATGAACAGCAGCTCATCCTTCTCCTTGATCCCGATTGTGCAGCCCGTAAGCAGCACCATAGTCGAGATCAGGAGCAGGAGCATCGCCTTCTTGAACATCGATCTCTTCCTCCACGGCTGGGGTCGTGCTGGCCTTGACGAATATCGAGGCCAGCACGTCCACGATCAGCTTTGCAATGAAGCTCAGAACTGCGGTCATTTCGGAGTCGCTTTCTCTGCTACCGTCTTGACCTGCGTCCGACTGTTGATGTAGCCCAGGTCGACCAGGGCCTTCTGAGCAATGGCGAGCACCTGCAACACTGCGCCCACGATGATCACAATCGCTCCAGTCGTCCCGGCTTCAGTCAGGCTCGCCATCACTGCACCACCAGCTTGCAGCACAAAGCCGAGCACCACTCCGACGATGGCCCAGACCTTGGCGCTCTTGGTCTGCTCATACTCGGTTGTCAGTGCTCCGGGCTTCACAGGGTTTTCAGTCGCACTCATGATGTTTCCTACTCCACGGGTTCAATGGGCTTATCCTGCCGCACCAGCGTCAGCTCCTTCATAAGCCCGCCATCTTGTCGCAGCACACTCTCCACCTCGTACAGTGCGCCATCAATCCGAATCTTGTCCTTCACGGTCAGCGGGGTCGCTAGTCTACAAATAGCCTTGACCCCCTCTGAGTGGATCTCGACGTTCAAGTATACGGTTGTAGTCGAATCCTCTGTGAACGTCCAGCCACCTTCGCCATCGCTGACTCGCGTGATGATAATTTTGGAGTATGGGCGTAGGTTGGTCGCTTCACTCATTCCACGTACCTCCGCAAGCTGAAGTGGTCGAGCTGGTAGATCAGGTTGTTGTCTTTGGCAAGCTGGTCGAAGCTCACACCAAATCCTTTGGCACCTCGCCGCCCAAGTCCTTGAGGATTGTCATAAGCCATGAGAGTCAAGCCGATGATCAGCGACTTGAGTCCGTTGGGTGCGGTGGCCGCTGTGTAGCCTGCAGTGTAGGTCACCTTGAATCTCTGCTCGCCGTCATCCCACTCCTCTTCCTCATCTGCGATGATCCTCGTCTCATCGAAGAAGTAGAAGCTGGTGTCGATGGCCTCATCTTCGTTCCACGCGTCCTTGACCTCGGTCACTGCGGTGATGGGGAGCTTTCTGGGCCAGAGCTGCCGATTGCCACCGTCCACCCGCTCATCCACCACAGAGGTGGTCGATAGCTTGATGCAGCAGTGCTCCTCTACGAAGCTCTCTGCGCCATCGATAAGCATCTGCAGTTCGGTGTCGGCGGTGTCATAGTCGATGCGTCCAATCGCCTTGACTTCTGTCACGGTCACAAGACTCATTTCATCCTCCCGTATCCAAGCCGCTCAAGGATCTCCTGATCCACCCTCTTCCTGACCTCTCGCAGCGTCCTTCTGGGGTATGTGTTCATGTACTTGCCGCCCAGGTAGTACTCGGCCCGGAAGGGCTTGTTTGTCTCGCTCATGTGCTTTCCCATGTGCTTTTGGGGGAATCTCCACGGGCCCCCCTTCCTCAGGAGCCCACCACAGCCACACAGGGCCTCCAGGAGCCGTTCTTTTTGCTCCAGGGCCTCTTCGTACCGGATTATGGCGAAGTGGGCCTTACAGAGCCTTTCTGAGGCATCCAGCCACCCCCTATATCGCTCATTCCACAGCTCGATCTCCTTGGAGCTGGCGACATACTCGGGAAATGCCCCCTTCCCCCTGTAGCGATAGATCGAGGGGAGCCACGTCAGAGGATGCTTAACGATGAGCAGAACAAGATCGGGCTCATGGCCGATATGCTGGACAACCTCCATGGGGCCATGCGTCCAGCCGCCCTTCTTGTTGCCCAGGACATTCACTTTGAAGTTGGCCGCCAAGAGCCACATC